TGGCACGCCATCACTGGTGAGCACCTCAACCCATCCGGGAACGTTTGTTATCGTCTTGTAAGTGTCCGCCATCCCGCCTCCGCTATTCCTCTAACCACAATATTGTACCACCGCTGTTCACACCATACCACGCAATTGCTAAGCTCATCACGCAGTCATCATTCATCCCATCCGGTGCAGAATAACTAAACCCGCCCGATGCATTGCGCTTGCTCTCAAAGCTCAATAATTCACCAATAAGCACAGGATTATTAAGAATCCTGATTTGCCCATTTTCAAATGCAGCTTGCAAGTTCTGAATAATAGATTGCTTCGTTGCCGAAGTCGTTGTAAATGGCACGATGTTTAATCCGCGTGCAACTAACTCGTCAATTACCGGTCTGCCGATGCTGTTACTCTCAACCACCATTGAAGTCATATGATAGCGGTGATAATTAGCTTCTAACCGATCAATCAGCACCGGATAATCTACGCGGTTGAACCGGTCGAGATAAACTTGGTCTTTTGATTCAGCATCCAGCACAGATACAACAGTAAAGTCAACCGAAGCCGCAACGTCAACGCCTGCAATGTACTGCTTGCCTTCCTCATACTCTTTTGGCTCTAAAACAGCAGCCTCTTGTACCCGCCTGAATACGCCGCCGGCGTCGTCAATAAACTCTGCCAAGTATTCCTGCCTGAATATCATCTCAGGCAAATCCCGCTTAGCCGCCTCAATTTCTTCCTTAGCGATAAATGGATTGTTTGAAGTCGGAAATGTCCACGATTGCCAGCCTTCTTCACCGCTTACCCCGCGCTGATAAATCTCCCAAAGCCAATTACGTCCCTTCGGAGTAGAGATAAACAATACCTTGCCTTGCCTATCCGATAATGCCGGTCTAATAGCTTCCGTCCACGCTTCCTTCTGCATAAACGCACACTCATCCATTACAACAAAATCCAGCCCTTCACCGCGTAAGGAGTCTGGATTATCTGCCGATCTTATTGCCACAAAACCGCCGCCCGGAAAGTTTACCACTCGGTCAACCAGCCGAATCTCAGCACCAGATATCTTGCGCGCAATTTGCCGCAATGGACGCCAGCCTACCTCACTGGTCTTATAACTCGGGCTGACCCACCAAGCCCGCCCGCCTTGCGCTGCCACATCTAAGCATTCATTCACACCCAAGCGTGTCTTGCCCCACCTTCGCCCAGCACTCAGCACCTTGAAGCGCGCATCTGAATTATGCACCTCAAGCTGCCCTGCATGCGGTTTAGCGTTAATCTTGGTTGTTATCAATGCTATCCCAATCTACAATAATCGCCCCGCCATTAGCGCCTGTTACTTCCTGACGCTCTACATAGCCACGAGATTTGCCAAGCGTCTTTAATGTAAAGATTATCGCCGTTATATTACCTTCTTGCACTTGCTTGAATAGCTGATTTTCTGTAAAGTCAAGCATTGCTTCGCGTTCATCTATAATAGCGTTTTCAACCTTCTTCCAGCGGGTCATATAACTATAAGCGGTTGCTCTTGTTACACCTAATCTGCGAGCAATACTTGAGATATTGCCACCGGAAGAACCCTTATCCTTCCAAGCGCCGGTGCCTCTTATTGCGTCTATTATCGTGTCAAGGTCAACTTTTGTATACGCCATGTTCCCTTTTTTAATGTGTATGAATTGTATTATTCCAACAATTCTGGCGTGCCACCTGTTACGTCAACCCAACGCTGAATTGCCACTGCGCAATATGCTGGACTGATTTCTATCGCCCGACACTTGCGCCCTAATCGTTCGCAAGCGATAATGGTCGTGCCAGAACCAGAGAAGGGTTCGTAGACTATGCCGGTTGTATGTCCGGTCAATGCTTCAACGACGTCCGTTGGCTTTTGCGTTGGATGCCCATCCCTACGTGGATTTCTGTTATCAAACGTGTCAGGGTCACTTCTTGTTTCATCCCATGCTGGACGTCCAACACTTGAAACGAGAATACACTCGCCTTGCATCCTGAATCCTCGCCAGGGTTTTGCGTTGCCAATTTCTCTCCACCACAATGCACGCTCGAATTTCTGATTATTTTCCCGAATTGCATCAAGCCAAACAGGAAATAAACGAGGCGACTGGAACGCAATTACAACCGCATTTTCAATCGGCATAACAGCCAAACAGCCATTGAATAAAGTCTGCAACCCTTCAGGGTCATCATTCTCAATTCCCTCGCGGTTTATGCCATAAGGCGGGTCTGTCACAACCGCCCCTGCGACATCCCCCTGCATAACCCGTTCAACCACCGCCTTATCCGTGCAGTCACCGCATATAAGCCGATGATCACCAAGCTGCCACAGCTGCCCACTTTCAACGCCCCATTTCTCGCGCAGCTCCTCTGCTTTATCAATCTGCGGCTCAACGTCCTCCGGCGGCTCGTCAGCCCACAAGTCAAGGTCAAGCTCCTGCTTATCAAAGCCCCATTCCAATAAATCGTCAAGCTCAAACTCGTTAGCCAGAAAGTCAAAATTCCAGTCCCCTGCAGCGCCTTTATGCAGATAGACCGTCAGCTTCTCCCGTTCCTTTTCAGTCAACGCCCGTGAGGCAACTCGAACGTCAACCTCATAATCAGCGCCATACTTCTGGCTCAGGACTTTCAAACGCTGATGCCCGTTGTAAATCTGATTTTCTGGACCTATCGCAATTATTTCCACTTGCCCGAATTGCTCGAAGCTTTCCTCTAATCGTTTAGCCTGCTTATCGGTGATCTGTCGGGGATTGCGCTCCCACGGAACTAACTCGGATAATGTGCGCTTTTCGTTTGACCATGTGATTTTATCTGCCATGGTTTTATTATACACTATTGCAGCAAGTTAGCAAATATGCGATATTATTACAACGCCGATGTTTTTAGAAGTCGCCTGCATCGTAAGCAGGGCAACGCGGGTGCAATTCCCGCCATCGGCTTAGGATATCGTAATTATTATAATCCTAATTATCATGTTATAATTTATTTATGACCGCAACCGATACATTCAAAGCATTTTGCCCTAACTGCGAAGCCACCACAGAGCAATGGCTGGTTGAATGCGATGACGAGATATTGATAAATGACAAGCCTGTTACAGTTCACCTGAAGTATTACCATTGTTTAGAATGCAAAGAGGATTACGAAGTCCCCTCTATTGACTATGACCCATTGGCAGATGCTTATCTGAAGCTCGGACTTAGAACCAATGATGAATTAATAGCCATTGTGAATGTTCTCAAGATTGCAATGAATATCAAAGAAATGCGGCAATGGCTAAACCAACAAGATTATGTTTTCAGCATATTGCGCAATTATCGTGCTATAATTTACCTATGACCACAACCGATACATTCAAAGCATTTTGCCCAAATTGTGAAGCTATAACCGAAACAGAGTTTATCCAAGCTGAGGAATATATTTTGGTCGATAGCAAACTAATCTCTGTTCACTTAAGATACTACATTTGCCTTGAATGTGGAGAGGACTACGAAATTCCAAGTGAGGATTATGACCCGTTAGCAGAACTTTATCAAAAGTTAGGTCTCAAAACTCGAGAGGACAGAAAAGCGTTTTTTGAAACCCACCGTCTTGCTTTCAATATTAGGCAAATGAAAGATTATGAAAAGTCATAAAGTTAAATTTATTGTGAATGGCAATTGTATTCCTGTTAGGTTGAAGTACTATCCGCCGCTTAAGTGTGGAACTGATTATAGGCTTCCCCAGCGCGGCTCTCATCAGCTTCAGGAGGCTTATCATAAGTTAGGATTTCGTAACTCGTCACTAAATTGCTAAAAGTGACAAATTACAAAATCCTTATATAAGATAATTGAGGTTTTTTGTCTATTATCCTATTCTCATGTAAAGTTTTGACGATTATCTTTTCATGACAATCGTGCTTATATACAAAACAAAATAAGCGCCGTTGTCTTTCAAAGCGCTGCAAACTTTGCAAAGATTTTACAATCCTGTTATAATCAATTCAATCCAGTGTTCTGGAGGTGGAAGGTTTACCCTTTGACATCAGCCCGTTTCGGCGGGCTGATTTTTTGTGTCTCGTTTCGGTTATTCTGTGATACACAAGAGTGATATTTACTGTCATTAAAACATCAGAACTTGACAGATTTCTTACATAGAATATGGTATACTATTCTTACAGCCTTTCTAAGATTGGTTGTCTTTCTCAGGGACGCCTGAGGCGCCGCGCGGTGAATTGCGGGGGTTGGGGTTTATTCCTGACCCTCGCATTTTCTTTGGATGTCCTTTCTAATGTATGAGTTAAAAATAGCCTCTATCCCGTAATCGCCCCAAAGGATACCCTGCGCTTTGCGAGTTGCGGTTACATAACCTTTGTATGCACTCCAAGCATCCACAGCGGTTATCGTTCCCATCCAGCGGAACTCTATCCCATTTTCCTCAATTAGCTTATCGTGGTGAATATCGCCCAAGTGAAACTCTCTCACCTTTGACGCTGCCCATTTATCAGGCGCTTCTACTTGCATCAAGCCTGACAAGCGCTTGCCTTCATCTCTCCCGTGCGCAAAGCCAATCAAATTGTTTTTCCACAAGATGTACTTTCGAGAGATCGGGCTTGCATCTACCTCAACATCATCCGCATTTGCATAGATGTGCTTTAACGCAACCACAGCCGTGTAGCTCAGCTCTTCATCATGATTGCCGGGCACCCATAAAACCAAAACGGGTGCAAGCTGACGGAACTTTTCTATCGTTTCAATAAGAAGCTCCAATCCGCAAGCGTACATCTTTTTCCAGCGGGTGTCGGAATCAAGCTGTGTGCCAGCGGTCGTTTGGACCTGTGGGTTATCAAAATGGTAAAAGTCCTGACCAATTTGGTATACGATTTTTCCAATATTGTAATTAGAACTGACGACCTTACTCAGAAGGTCGTCAATGGTTGCTCTGTATAATTGGCTGGCGATTTTCAGGTCAAAATCCGCATCGCCCGTCTCTTTTCCCCAAGCTAATTTCCCAAGATGCAAGTCAACGATTGCAGGCTCAAACATATATTCTTTGCCGTCGCGCGCAGCTCTTTTCACAGGCTGAACAGCGGGCATTTTGAGCTTCGAGATTGCATCGCTAATCGCCTCTAACGTCAGTGGTGAATTCGTGATCGGCTTTACCTTGATTGTTACGCTGTAAGAATAATTGGTAACTGTAACCGGCTCACCATCATTGTTTTTAATCGTGCTGTCCCAGTTGCCTTTGCGCAACTTGCAATCTATAAGCTCCCATAATAGCGGGTCAAAACCCATTTTTCGCATCACAGTTGCCGGGTCTGCAGCCTCGTTATCCGATAAGCTTATATCCCGGACGTATTCTCGCGTCCCGTCGCGATAATACTTGACAGTGTCTTCGCCCCTAACTTTATCAGATAACCCCTCTGTTTTTTCAATGTAAAGGCGCATCCCGGCAAGCATTTTTCTTGCGTAATCTTCTGTTAAACCCCCTTTACCAAAAAGACGCCGGACTTTCTCTCGTGCCGGCTCTCCTGAACGCTTCTCTAATATCTCACGCGCAATTTCATTCATTGTGCTCCTAAATATATGCTATAATGGAGTTAATCCAATACTTTGGAGGTGGAAGGCAGGAGCCTTCGAGCCAGCCCTTTGAGGCTGGTTTTTCATTTCAGCTCCAACGCCTTTCTCACAATCTCAACAGCTTCACCAGACCTGACCATCTCGCCGTCAAACATCAGACAACGCCAGCCCGCAAGTTGCGCAAGGTTGTTTTTTTCATAATCCCGCCTTATCCCCGTGCCAGTCGAATGCGCACCTTTCGTAAAAGTCCCGCCATTAATCTCAACCAACAGCCGTGCACTTTTCCAGCAAAAGTCCCAACGGAATTTACGCCCCTTCACGGCGGGATACTCGCGCAAATAGCCTGTAAGCCCAAGCGCATCCAGTTGCTGTGCAAACAAGTCCTCAAGTTCAGATTTTGACATCAAGGAACTCTGGATTTTCTAACGCATGCACGATTTCTTGTAGGATTCTGAGCGCCAGTAATATCGCTTCCCTTTGCTCTATTTCCAATGTGTCCTGCTCGTAAATGCGTTTGCCAAGTGCGATCATTTTGCCAATAATTGTGTTGGGGTCTTTCAATGCTGGGTACTTCTCCTCTTTAAACTTGGTGGAGTTCCAGCCTTCGTCAACGCACTTGTCTAAAAGCGCTCTATCCTCTGGGTCGTTAGGGTCTGCGTTGCGATAGATTGTCCAGTCTAAAGCCTGATAAGTGAACCGATATTCTGGTTTCCAGAGTTTTGCAACCCGATAATAGTCGTAAAGCGTGGAGGCGGATATTCCTAACTTGCCTGCAATGTAGCTGATTGTCCCTGCTTTATCTCCTGTCGTTTTTACCACTTCGATTAGCTCGTCTCCGATTGCGAACTGTCTATCCCTAACATCCTCGAACATTTCTGCGAACCAGTCAATTATTTCGTCTGATATAACTATCATTTTCACTCCTTATGCGATTAGACTAATGAGCCAATTATACCAAGCTTTCGTTCCGGAACGAGTAATTGTTGTTTTCTACATCCGATTCTCCGAATACGTAAAGGCAATGTGGGCAAATAATAGCCCTCACCCGCTTTTCCTCATAGTCATCTGTGCGCGGATAAATTAACTGAACTTTTTTAGTGGCTCTGCCACATTTTGGACATCGTACATCCGATTTCCCCATTTACTCACCATGCCTTTTCCACTCACCATCGACAAAATCATAAGTTAGCGCATGCCACGCCATTAAAGCTGCACACAGAAAAAAGCCAATAAGAAGCCCAATTAGTAATCCTAACCAAAAGCCCATAATTTATCACTCCTCTTTACTATACTCACAATTTTCAATTTGCGTTTTGTACCACTCTGGCAACCCTCGAGTTATACCTTTCATTATTTTCGGCCACGCATAAGCAAATAGCCGTTCAACAATTTCATCCTTGCACTCCTTCAGCACGTCAGCGCTTACTTCTTTCATAAGTAACGGGATGTCCTTCATTTCACCCTGAAGCTCTCCAGAATCCCGCAAATGCTGAATGGCTTTACTCCAGCGTGCTTCCGTTCGATATGTTTCTATCAATCTCTGAACAATGTCCTGCAAAGTCGGATGTTCATCTTTCCAGTTGCTCGAGTTCTGCTCTTTAAATTCAGACCTAACAATCTTTGCCATCGCAACTTTCTTTTCAGCGGTGAAGACATGGTAATTCTTAATGACAACGCCCTCCACCTTAGTACCGCCAAGAATGGACTCACGCGACAGCCATTCATCTTTGCGAGCCAGAATATTCGCCTCAGTTAACTCACCTTCGGCTATGAGTGGAACAACTTCTAAACCTATTCTCTCGGCTTCAGCCTTTACCTCTGAATAAGGCAAATAACTTTCCACACCATCACAAATATCAAAAAGGATAATGTTATTGCGTGGCACGCGTGAGTAAGCTAACGTATTATGCTTTGACTTTTGCAGATACTCTCCCCTATATGTCCATCCAGCTTGCAAATTTGATCTGTTCTTAACTATCCACTCAACAGCCAACCTAAACATATCGTTAGGGTGCTCTATATCGATTTCCTTATTTTTCGAGCGGATTCTCAAGTCCCCCAAATTATCAATGCCGAATGAAATTTGAGAACCATCAATTTTCTCTTGCACCAGCACGTACCCGTCCAGCACATTTGACACGAGCTTATGCCCTAATTGGTAAACATTGGGATAACTATGTAACATCTTTTTTCTCCTTTTCTAAAATGGTATTTCTTCATCATCTTCAGGCTTGCCGAAGCGCCGCCGATAGTAATCACGCGCATAGAAAACAGCTCCGCAAACCTTGCACTCAATACTTGCAAGCTCTTCATCAGTCGGGTCATCACCCGTCCAGATTATCCGATTCTCCCAAAATTCTGACGAGCCACATTTTGGGCAAACTTCAACGTCTTCTGCAAAAATAAATTCTGCGTCCATGATCACTCCTTTTCTGCTTTGTTTTCATCAATATCCGTTGGCTCTTTATCTTTGTTTATCCATCCTCTTTCAGTTGGATAATACTCACCACAATTTTTACAAGCTATACCTACAAGCTCCATGTAATCTTCACCGCCTGCCCAATCCTGATAAAAATCTGTTGACCCGCACTTCGGGCAAGCCTTGATGTCCTCTGCAAAAATACGATTAGCCTTCATGTTCACTCCTTATCTATTCCACCAAACTTTGTTATCATTCCCCCAAATCGCCCGCTTTCAAAATAAAGCGGTGCTGGATTGCACTTCTCGATTTCTGCCCATTTTTTGTCATCAATTCCCAAATCGCGGCGAATACATTCATCACTGCAATAAAACCATTCCTCTCCGCATATTTCAAGCTTATATGAGCCATTTTCGCCGCATTTATACTGACAAAAAGCGCACCTTTGTTCAGTTAGTTTTTTCATAGTTGCTCCTTTACTTTTCTCCATATGCTGGCAACTTCCACTCATATTCCTCAAAGTTGCCAGCATTGTATGTACCATTATAATCAACATCGCAATTCAGCACTTTATCGTCTAACTCGTTTATTGCAGCGCTGATAACCTTGAAAACTCGTGTAGCGGTTTCGGTGTCATCGCTCTCTTCAATTACAGGTATTGGATCAAGCTCTATATATGGATACCAATAACCGCTTCTCTCATCATATTGAAGTCCAATGGTCATTAAGTTGTATTTGACGCCTGCAATACTGAAATTAATCTTAAGCTGGCGTCCATCATCATAGAGTAAGCCTTCAGTGTCAAAATCTGCCGAGCTTTCTAATATGCTGCGGCAAGTTTTAATGTATTTCTCAAAACTAATTGGTTTCATTTCTGCTCCTTT